TCGAGCTCGACATCACGACCAACAACCTGGCGCGCTGGCTGATTCACGCCATGGGCGACAGCCGCGCCATCAGCACCATCAAGAGCGCATCGGGATCGGTCTACACCTACGCGATGCAGCTGGGTGACCCGGCCTCGCTCTCTGCGCTGACCATCCAGACCGGCATTGAGGACAACGCCGGCACCGTCCGGCGCATGGACGCGACCGGCTGCTACATCACCGAGTTCTCGCTCTCCAACGAGATCGACGGCATCGTGGCCGGCAGCTTCTCGATCGACGGCCGCGACTACGCGCCCAGCGCATCGGCCGCGACCTCGGCGACCTACGCGACCGGCACCGAGCCATTGGCGTTCACGCAGGGCGCGTTCACCATCGGTGGCACCGCGGTGCCGATCCGCAGCTACGAGCTGTCGGTCACGCACGGCTACGACGTGGAGCGGTATCAGATCAACAGCACGTCGCTCAAGAGCCGGCCGATCGTCAACGCGCTGGATGAGATCACCGCGACCATCGAGATGGAGTTCAACGGCGCGGCGGCGGGCGCGACCTGGGCCACCGACGACCTGGTGACCAAGTACCGGGCCGGAACGACGCTCAGCAACGTGCAGATCATCTGGACGGGTGCCACCGCCATCAGCGGCGGCAACTTCCCGACGCTGACCGCCCTCATCCCGAGCGCGCTCATCACCAGCTGCACGCCCACCATCGAGGGTCCGGAGATCATCACCCTCTCGATGGAGATCATGGCGCTCGACAACGGCACCAACCAGCCGCTGGCGCTCACATACGTGAGCAGCGAGAACCTGAGCTAGCGATGTCCAGGGAGCGCACCGGCTTCACGAGCGGGACCATTGAGGTCGTCGGCCTCGATGAGCTGGTGCGCGACCTGCGCTACATGGGTCCAGAGCTCAAGCAGTCGCTTCAGAAGGCGGTGGACACGGCGGGAAACGAGGTGCTCAAGCCTCACATTCAGAACGTCGTGGTTCCACAGCGCGGCCTCATCGGCAAGGCCACCCGGCCGGACGGCACCCGCAGGAAGGGTTACCGGCCGGGTGGCCTGCAGCGCGGCGTGCGTGCGCGCGTCAAGCGCGGAACGCTGCAGGGAATCATCGAGAGCCGCGCCAAGCGCAAGGGCTACCCGTACCCGGTGATCTACGAGTACGGCAAGGGTGGCCGCAGGTCGTTCCTGCGCGCGGGACTGACCGACAAGACAAGCCAGATCGTCAAGGCGCTCGATGACGGGCTGTTCGAGGCGGTCGTCAAGCATGGATGGACAGGGAGGCCATAGACATGCAGCTGATCATCACCCGCCCCACGGGCGAGCAGAAGTTCGACGTTCCGGAGAGCTTCACCTACCGCGAGATGCGGCAGATGCGGCAGATCACCGGACTCAACCCGGCAGACCTCGAGGAGGCGCTGATCGAGGGCAACGGCGATCTGGCCGTGGCGCTTGCGGTCATCAGCGCCGGCCGCGCCGGAGTGACGCTGGACCCTGAGGAGCTCTACGACCTCGAGTTCGGTGCGATCTCGGCCGAGGGCGACGAGCCGGACCCTACGCAAGCCGCCGCAGACGAGGCGGCAGAGACGACGAACCTCGCAGCTGGTGGGGACCAGCCCTCCTGAGGATCTACGGCATCCGGCCCTGGGAGATCGAGAAGTTCACACCTGACGAGCTGCAAGAGCTGAGCAAGGACATCAAGGCCCTCAACAAGGCGAACCGTGGCAGCAAGTAGAAACCTCAAGGTCATCTTCAGCGCCTCGACGGCGCAGCTCAGCCGCGCCTTCCGCACCGCGGGTGGCGATGCAAAGAAGTTCGGCAACAGCGCGGCAAAGGGCGGCGAGGGCCTGAGGCGCATGTCCACGTTCGCCATCGCCGCCGGCGCGGCGACCGCGGGCGTGCTTGCTGTCGGGCTCAAGAAGGCTGCCACGGCGGCGGTCGATGCCGAGGCGAGCAACGCCCGGCTTGCAGCGCAGCTCACGTCGATGGGCAAGAACACCGCCCAGGTGCGCGGCCAGATCGATCAGACCGTGCAGAGCCTCTCTGCCATGTCGGGCTTCGATGACGAGGATCTGCAGGACGCGTTCACGTCCCTGGTGCGCACCACCGGCGATGTCGCCAAGGCGCAGGGCCAGCTCGGGCTGATTGCAGACGTTGCCCGCGGGCGTCAGATCAGCCTCGCGCAGGCTGCTGCGGTGGTCAATCGCGTCAACGCCGGCAGCGTCGGTGGCCTTCGTCGCCTCGGCATCGAGGTTGACAAGAACACCACCAAGGAGGAGGGCCTCGCCAAGCTGCGGCAGAAGTTCGCCGGCCAGGCGGAGGCGTTCGGCAACACAGCCGCAGGAGCCCAGGAGCGCCTGCGGGTTGCGACAGAAAACGCCTTCGAGGCCGTGGGCGTTGCCCTCACGCCCGTCATCGCCGCTTTCGCCAACTTCGCCGCGACCACGCTGCCCAAGGTCATCGATTTCCTGATGCGCAACAAGCAGGCCGTGCTCGGCGTCGCCGCCGGTCTTGGAGTGCTGTGGGGCGCGCTCGCCGGCGCGCGTGCGATCAACACGTTCGCGTCTGCGTTCAGCGTGCTCAACACGGTGATGAAGGCAAACCCGATCTTGCGCGTGGTCGGTCTGCTGCTCACCCTCGGTGCAGCCCTCGTGACGGCCTGGCAGACCTCAGAGACATTCCGCAACACGGTCACGTCGATCTTCAACGCGATCCGCACGGCGGTCACCACGGCCATCACGGCAACCGTCAGCACCATCCGGACGGTGTGGAGTCAGGTGAGCCCGATCGTGCTGCCTGTGCTCAACGTGCTGCGCACCGTGTTCGTCACGACCTTCAACCAGGTCAAGACCATCGTGACAACCGTGTTCGGCGTCATCTCAGGGGTCGTGCGCACCTTCACGTCGCTGCTGCGCGGCGACTTCTCAGGAGCCGTGCAGGGCGTACGTCAGATCATCAGCTCTGTGTTCAACGGCATCAAGGGCCTGATCAGCAATGCGATCAGCGGAGCGGTGAGCGCCGCCACGCAGCTCGCGCAGGGCATCGCCAACGCGATCCTGCGCGTTGGCGAATACATGGTCGGCCTCGCCGGCCGGATCGTGCAGGGGCTTGCATCAGCGTTCACCACGGCCGTCGCATGGGTGGGCCAGAAGTTCCTCGGCATCGGCAAGGCGATCGTGGAGGGCATCAAGAGCGGTATCTCCAACGCCTGGGGAGCGTTCAAGGATTGGCTGCTCGACAAGCTGGGTGATCCGATCGATTGGGCCAAGGGCATCCTGGGCATCGGCTCACCGTCGCGCGTTTTCGCCAACCAGGTCGGCGCACCCATGGCACAAGGCATTGGCGTCGGCTTCGCGTCGGAGATGCAGCGCCAGCGGCCTCGCATGCAGAAGCTGGTGGCCTCGACCGTCAAGCAGGCACGCAGCGCGCTCGCCGGCATGACCAGCTCGCTGGGCGGAATGGTTGCCCAGCGCATGACCGCCGGCGACTCGGGACGCCTCGCGCAGCTGCAGGCTGATGAGGAGGCGCGCAACCGGCAGCTGACAGACGACCAGCTCGCAGCCGATGAGCGGCGCGCGGCAGCTGAGCGTGACGCGGCCCAAGCAGGCATCAACGCCACCGCTGCCGGCACCGAGGAGCGCCTGCGCTACGAGCAGGAGCTTGCCTCGGCCCTCGAGCAGCTGGCGGATGTCGCTGAGCAGCGCGAGACGAACAGGCGCGCACGCGAGATCGCAGACCTGCAGAGCAGCATCGAGTCGCGCAAGACCAAGTACGAGCAGGACATCGCCAACCTCACGGCGTCGTTCAACAGCGGCAAGATCAGCGCGACGCAGTTCCAGACCGAGCTGAACGCCCTGATTGGCGGGCCGATGGGTGCTGAGCTCGGCTCGGCCTTCGCGCTTGAGTTCAACACGACCCTCAGCGCGATCGAAACACAGATACGTGCCCTGGCATCAGCAGCAGCTGCGGCGATCACGGGCGAGGAGGGCCCTGCGGTCGTCACGCCAAAGCGCGCCAAGCCCAAGCGGCCCAAGAAGCCAAAGACCACGAAGATGGCGCGCGGCGGCATCCTGCGCAGGGCCGTCATCGCCGGCGAGGCAGGCCCTGAGGCGGTCATCCCTCTCACGAGCGCACGCGCAGGGCGCATGCTGGCGCAGGCGGTCACCGACGCCGGCGCGCAGGGCACCGGGCGCGGGCCCGCGGTGATCAACCTGACCTTCAACGGCGTGCTTGACGCCCGCGAGGCCGCGCGTGTCCTGCAGCCTGAGCTCAACCGGATCGTGAGTGTGGGGTACTAGTGCCGGTCCCCACCTTTCAGGTGCAGATCGGCTTCACCGGCTCGCTCGCAAACCTTCTCGTGTTCGACTTCTCGTTCCAGAATGTCGGTGGGACTGTTCAGACTCTTGGCGTGTTCGGTTCTCAGTTCAGCCAATTCTTCGACGGTCCCTTCGACGACGTGACCGAGTTCGTCGAGGGCCCGGTGGTCATCCGCCGCGGCCGTGACGACCTGCTGAGCAACATGCAGGCCGGCACCTGCACGTTCACGCTCTGCGATCCCAACGACATCGGCAAGTTCAACCCGCAGAATCCGGCCTCTGCGCTGGTGCAGCAGGTACCAGGGCTGATCCCGATGCGTCCCGTGCGCATTCGGGCCACCTACTCAGGCACCACCTATGGACTGTTCTACGGGTTCATACAGTCGGCCGAGTTCCAGCGCGATGTCAACTACGGCAAGCTTAGGGTGAGCTGCGTTGACCTGTTCCTGTGGCTGAGCCGCGTGAGCCCGCGCAACCCTGACCCGATCGTTGCCGCTGTCCCTACCGAGGGCGCGGACACCGAAACCGACCTGGCTGCGAGCGACGTGGTGGACACCGCGGCGGCAGCGGGATCGACCACCAGGGCCGCAACCGGCTTCGTGAGGATCGGCTGATGGCGACCGAGAGCACCACCACAGGCGCGCTCATCGGCCGGCTGCTCGACGCGATCGACTTCAACGATCCGACGCTTAGGCGCGGCGGCATCACCAACACCGGCACGCGCAACACCACGCTCGACACCGGCGACACCATCACCGCGCGCGACGTGGATGGCACCAAGAGTGCGATCGCAATCATCGAGGAGCTACTCGAGGCCAATCGCGGCGTGTTCTACATCTCAGGCGACGGCATCGCCACGTTTGAGGATCGCAACAGCCGCTGGCACCGCTCAACCTCTGCGGCGACCATCACCGACGCCGCGGTGCGCAGCAACCCGGGCTTTCAGCTTGACAAGCTGGTGAATCGCCAGACGGTGCAGCGCCAAGACCCGGCCACCGGAAACCCGGCTGGTCAGCCGCAGACGGCATCGCGCGACGTGTCGATCAACCTGTACGGCGTGTCGTCGGGAAGCAACATCTCCTCGTCGTATCTGGCGACCGATGACGTGGCGCTGCAGCTCGCCAGCTACATCGTGGGCCTGCGCTCAGAGTTCGAGACACCCGTGACCGTGGAGCTCGACTCAGGCTCTGTGACCGCGCTCACCCAGCAGCTCACCCGGGAGCTGCAGGACCGCGTGACCGTAAACGACACCGTGGCCGGCACGAGCGGCGACTACATCATCGAGGCGCTCGAGCACGAGATCTCAGACGGCGGCAACACGTTCATCACGCGCTTCACGCTGAGCAAGTACGGCAACGCCGCGATCACGTTCGCCGACACCGGCGCAACCACGCCGGTCGTGTTCGCGCCGCCGGATGGCACGGTCACTTTCACGATCTGCACCTCGGGCACCAGGCCCAGCTCGCCGAGCAACGGCGACTACATCTTCGAGACCGACACCGGCCGCTACTTCCTGCGATCCGCAGGCGCGTGGGTCGAGCAGGTCTATCCACGGTTCACGTACTAGGAGGCCGCTATGGCATGGACACCTACATCTAATGTGAGCGCCGGGTCGGTCCTCACCGCGAGTGGCTACAACGATCAGGTGCTCGGCAACCTCAACGAGCTCTACACCTCGGTCATCCGCTTGGACTACGAGCAGCGGACCACCACGTACAGCGCGAGCGCAAGTGTTCTCGGAAGTGCTGCCGACATCTTCACCAACGACCTGACATGGACGGCAGCCGGTTCAGTCGCCTACCGCATCGAGTGGTGGTTCCCGTACTTCGATGTCGGGACCGCGACGGTGCCGCGCATTCACCTCGTGGATGGATCAGGGAACGACCTGGGCTGGCTCAGCGTCACCACGACGGGAATCACGACGATCCCCCAAGGAGTGACGTGGTACACGCCAGCAGCAGGGTCGCGCAGCGTCAACCTCCGCATGACAAACGGCGGCTCAGGCACAGGAACGCTCGGAATGGGAGCCGGCGGCGCTGGCGCCTATCAGCCGGGATGGATGGCCGTTTACGGTCCGGCGCTGACGTAATGACTGACGCAGGACGCCTCGAGGCAATCTTCGACCGCCTCGGAAACATCGAGCGAGAGAGCGCCAGGCATCACGCACTCATGGAAGGCGAGATGGCGCGCGTCGGCGACAAGCTCGAGGCCCTCGAGCAGAAGGTCAAGACGCAGAACGGCCGCGTCGGCAAGCTCGAGAACCAGGTCGGCGAGCTGCAGGTGAAGGCACGCATCGCCGAGTCGCATGACACCGAGGACGACGCCAAGGCCGCGGTGATCTCCGCGCGCGTGTGGGCGCTTCTCACCGGGTCGTTCCTGGTGATCCTCGGCGCGGTCATCGGCTACTTCCTCTAGGCGAGTCCGGCTGCGCTGTCACGCTCCTAGCAGGCAAAAGGAGGTCATGTGATCAAGCGTGAGCCTGTCGCGTTCGGCGCGGCCATACAGGGTGTGATCGCCGCCATTCTGGCGCTCACAGCCGCGTTCGGCGTCTGGACTCCGACTGACGATCAGATCGCCGCGATCATGGGCGTGTGGGTAGCCGTGATCGGCGTCATCGCCGCCTGGCAGCGGTCCAAGGTGTCGCCCGTGGGCGACGCGCCGATCGTTGACGAGGAGATCGTCGAGCCGGTGGCCGAGGAGATCGTCGAGTGAGGACTCTGAGGCTGACCTCGCCGGCCATGCGCGGGCCCGAGGTCAAGATGGCGCAGCAGCAGCTCGCCCGGCATGGGTTCCTCTCGCCCAAGAGCGTGGACGGCGTGTTCGGGCCCGTCACGGCCAACGCCGCCAAGCGCGCCAAGTGGGCGCTCGGCTACGCCGCAGCCGATCTGACGCCGATCTACGGCGGTCTGCTGCACTCGTACCTGACCGGCAAGCGTGCGCAGAGCAAGGCGATGCGCAACCGCGCTCTCAACCGCTCGCGCCGCCGGCCAAAGATCCAGAGCGTCGGTGCCAAGGCCGCTGACCGCATGGTGCGCTGGTACCTGCTGCGCTACAAGGAAGTACCCGCAGCCAGCAATCGCGTGCCCGAGCTCTCGCGCCTCGCCAAGCAGGTGGGGCTGTCCACCTGGTATCAGCAGATGGGCTGGCCGTGGTGCGGGTTCGCCGTGTTCCTGGCGGCTCTGGCCGAGGGAAGCACGAGCGCCAAGCTCGGCCTCAAGCAAGGCAAGTTCAACGCCCTCTACACGCCCGAGATCCGCGCCGTGTCTGCTCGAGGAGCGTTCGGCCTGGGCGCAGTCGCGCCGCGCAACGCGCGCAAGGGCACCGGGCTGCTGTTCGACTTCGGTGGGGGCAACGGTGGCGAGGTCGATCACGTCGGCTACGCCCTGGGCCGCGTCGGTGAGGATGTGAAGGTCGGCGGCAAGACGTTCACCGCCGGGCCCGGCGAGATCGTCGCCGTGGAGGGCAACACCAGCTACGACTCGAATGGATCGCAGGCCAATGGGGGGGCTGTTGCGGTGCGCGTGAGGCCGATCTCACAGGTGCGCGCCGCCTACGTGCTGTCCTAGGGACGGCACGGCCAACATGGCCGGACACCGCCGCCTTATGCCCTACAAGGGCCCAGATGAGCTGAGGCAAGCCCTTGTGCAGGCCGGCTCGATCGAGGCCCTGGCCCGCAAGGAAGCCGCGAGCCCGAACACGGTGCGCCGCTGGTGCGCCGAGGCGGGCGTGGAGACGGCCACCGGCAACATCGGCCGGCCGATCGAGTGCCCGTTCACCGCGGAGCAGCTGCAGGAGCGCCTCGAGGCAGCCGGCGGCGTCAAGGCCCTGGCCGAGCAGCTCGGGCGCGACGACAAGACCGTGCGCAAGTGGATGCTCAAGCTGGGCCTGAGAGCTCCCAAGCCGGGCCGAGTGACCGGCGGCGGATTCGTCCTCGAGCGGACAAACGACGCCGAGCTCGAGGCGCTCGCATCGGCCCTGGGCATCAACCGCCTGGCAAGCGTGCTCAACCTGTCGGTGAAGGCCGTCTCAGACGAGCTCAAGAAGCGCAACATCACGCCGAGGAGCGCGGCCAACCCGCGGATCACGATGCTCTCCCGGCGCGTGCGCGACCTCGAGCGCCAGGAGGCAGCCGTTGCCGACCTCGCCGATGCGGTCAAGGGCGCGGCCGAGGAGTGCCCGATGCCATCTCCGCCGGCGCGCAAGCGCAGGGCCGCAGGCACCCAGCACCACCCGGTCGATGTGATCCTGCATGTGGTGGACGTGCAGTACGGCATGGTCGTCGATCCGGATGAGGTCGCAGGCGGCGGCTTCTCGCCCGACATCGTTGACCAGGAGCGCATGCCGCGCTACCTCGAGGCCGTCGAGGGCATCCTCAGGGCCACCACCAGCACTAGCCCGCTCGGCACCGTCTGGCTCGCCATGGGAGGCGACCTGGTGGAGGGCGAGGACGTGTTCAAGGGGCAGGCATGGCACCTGGCGATCGACGCCGGCGAGCAGGTTGTCCGGTTCGGCAGGCTCTGGGCGCAGTCAGCGGCGCACATCGCCGGGCTGGTCAAGGAGCTCGGCGGGCACACGGTCATGCTCTCGGTCGTCGGGAACCATGGCGTGCACGGCGGAAGGTCTGCCGGCGCTGTTCCGCCTGCTCTGTCGTATGACCACCTCGCCTATGCTCTGTCGTGCGAGGCGCTCAGGCCCACCGCGGCCAAGCTCAACCTTACCATGCACGAGGATGCGCAGCGCGCCAGGTACTTCGAGGTCTGCGGCGGCAGGACCGTACTGCTGACTCATGGGGACCAGGACCGCGGTGGGGGTCTTGTTGGCGTGCCTGTCGTGACAGGACTTCGCAACGACCTGTCGGTGCGCCTCTCCACGGACATTCAGCACGACCTGCACCTGTCCGGCCACTACCACCGGCCCACCGGGATTACGGTCGGTGGCGACGCCGAGCGGCTGTGGTCAGGGGCATGGGTGGGATCGACCAACCTCTCGACCGGCCGAGGCGGCGCGAGCCTGCCAAGCCAGCAGGTGATCGTCATGCATCCCGAGTACGGACTGTCGGCGCTCCACCGCATCCGCCTGGTGCGAAACCGCACCGAGTCGCCCGTCGAGGTGACTACGGCTTAGTCCGCGTCTGCTGCAGGATCTGGGCCACCCGCTGATGCGACAGGTTGGCCGCTGCGCCGATCTCCCGGTATGAGGCCCCAAGGGCATGGGCGTGCGCGATCGACGCAAGAAAACGCTGCTGCGCCTGCGCTCTTGCGTCAGCTGCCGCGGTCACCTCAGCGAGTGCCGCCCTGGTGTCGTCGTTGCATCGCAATGGCTAGCGATCGTGTCACTAGGCCACGTAGCAGGTGTCAATCTCAGTAGACACCCCCAAACGGTGCGCGGTCAGTTCGCCACAGCGCACCAAACAGCACCAAACCGCCGAAAAGTGCGCTTCGGTTGTCTAGGGTGCCGTCTACGTTCCTTGTTGTCAGCAATTGACGCAGGGAGGAGATACGTTGAACGCAGAGGTGGCAGTCGTCGAGTCGCCGCCGGCCGCAGGGGCGCTTACAGAGCTCCCGCCGGCCGATGTGATGCGCAATGCGCGCGAGCAGGCACGCGCGATCGTCGGAGTGGCCCGCGAGGGCAAGCTCCTCGCCAACATCCAGGGCAAGCAGTACCCGCTGCTCGAGTGCCTGCAGCTGATCGGTCAGATGACCGGCAACACCGCTGAGGTCGAGTGGTGCCGCAAGGTCAGCGCCGATGAGATGGGCGCAGACGGCTGGGAGGCCCGCGCGATAGTCCGTGACAGGAACGGACAGCAGGTGGGAGCAGCTGAGGCCATGTGCCTGCGCAGCGAGCGCCGCTGGGGAAAGGCCGATGAGTACGCCGTGCGCTCGATGGCGCAGACCCGCGCATGCGCCAAGGCGCTCCGGATGCGCGTGGGGTTCATCGTGACCCTCGCAGGCTTCGAGCCGACGCCGGCGGAGGAGATGCCGGACCCGCCCGCGCCGGCCCGGGCTCGGGCAGCCGCCAAGCCTCCGGCACCGCCGATCGCCGAGCAGCGGTGGCAGGAGCTGCAGGAGTCCACCGACGCAGACGCGGCAGAGATCGCCCGAGTCCTCAAGGAGGCCGGGATAAAGGGGCGCGAGGCGCTCGCAGATGACGCCACCTGGGCATCTGCGCAGGGGCTCATCGCAGCGGCATTCGCGCTAGGTGGCGAGGTCGTGGACCTTTAGGGGGGGCTATGAGCGATGCACTCTGCACAGTCGAGGAGGCCGCAAAGCGGCTGGCAGTCCACCCGGCCACGGTCCGCCGGATGATCCAGCGCGGTGATCTTGCGGCCCGCAGGGTCGGCCGCGTGTGGCGGATCGACCCTGCGGACCTCTCGCCGGCGCGGATTATGCCGCCAGAGGCACCTCGCTCAGCTCCTCGAGCACCAGCTGGTCATTTCTCAGCCCTCGTGCGGCAAGGATCGCCTCATGCATCGGGACCGCAGTAGCAAGGCGCGCCTCCTCGTAGGCGTGGGAGTAGTTCGCCAAGGTCGTCATCTGATTGGCGTGCCCAAGCGCCCTGCTCACCCATGCGAGGCTCCTGCCCTCGTGCAGCCACAGGCTCGCCGCGGTGTGCCGGCAGTCATACGGCACGCATGCGTATCCGAGCTCGCGCACCACGGGACGCCACACGCGCGCATTCCAATTGCGCCACGACAGCGGGCCACCGCGATCGCCGGGCGCGACGAATGCCTCGGGCTCGCCGCGCATGGCCGCGAGCTCCTCTTGCACGGGCGGCGTGACCTCCACGGTGCGGGCCGCGCCGGTCTTGGTGGACACCACCTCGCCGATCTGCACCGACTGCTCGACCAGCAGCAGGCCATCGCCTACGTGCCGCCAGGTCAGCCCGCAGACCTCCGCCGGCCTGAGCCCGCAGTAGGCCATGATGCTCACGATCAGCCGGTCACGGTTTGTGGGCATGGCGTCACGGATGCGCTCGACCACATCTGGCGTGAGCGCCTGGGGCCTTTGGCGCTTGACCGGCAGGCTGCGGATGCCGTGGCAGGGGTTGACCGGGATGATCTCGTCATCCACCGCCGCGCCGAGCGCCGCGCTCAGAACCCGCATGGCCGCGTTCGCGTTGTTCGCGCTCGAGCTCTCTGCCACCTCATGCCGCCAGCTGCGCAGCGTGGGCTTGTCGAGCTGCGCGATGCCCTTGTGGCCGATCAGCGGCGACACCCAGCGGTCGAGCATGTACCCGCGCTGGCGTGCCGTGGTCTTGGCCCATTCCGGAGCCCGCTCGGTGATCCACCGCTCGAGCCATTCGTCCAGCGTGAGCTTGGTCGGCAGCGCCGGCCCGGTTGCTCCTCTGGCCTTCGCCTGATCGACCTCCGCCTGCCAGGCCCGCGCCTGGCGCATGGTCGGGAACGTGCGCGTGCGCTGCTTGCTTCCGTCCCGCCAGCTGACCATGTAGCTGGTTCCCTTCCCGTTGCGTCGCTTGTGAATGCTCATGGCTCTCTCCGCTATTCGCGTCGTTTTGTTGACTCAGCGTTATCAGGAAGGGTTTACGCGGGCGTCGTCGTACCTGTAGAAACTAACCGTTCGTATAGTCCTCTATACAGGAGAAACCCCATGCGACCGCCAATCCTGCGTCGCAATCACCGTGGTAGGGTGATTACGACCCGCGGGTGTAGCTCAGTTGGTAGAGCATCAGCTTCCCAAGCTGGACCGCACCCGCTCGTAGAGTTCACGTTAGTGCGCTGGATGCCCGCGTCAAGCGGGTTTCACGGAACCTTCAGAGTCCGCGCACTTCGCCGTAACGCATCGACAGCGCGGCGCGCTGTTAGCCGGATGTTGACTCGTGGGGGTGCCTGGTGAGCACCGACCGCGAGGCCATCGCCCTCGAGTACGCGTGGTGCCGCAAGGCCCACATGGAGGCGCTCGCCGAGGTCACCCGCCTCGAGGACAAGCTCAGGGACGCCGAGGCGATCCTGCGCGCAGAGCTCACGGTGGGCGAGGCCGTGGACGCCGGCCCGCACGGCTGGGTGGTGCTCACGCCGCCGGCCAAGCGCCTGCCGGCACGCGTTGACCGCGCCGGCGTCCAGGCATACGCCGAGCAGCTGCTGCAGCTGGGGCTTGTGACCGAGGAGCGCACGCTCACCCGGCCCAAGGTCAGCGACATCCGCACCAATGCGGCTGCGCTCGCAGCCCACGGCGTGCCGATCGACCGCATCCTGATCGAGCCCGCTGCCTCTCCGACCCTCGAGGTCGTCGAGAAGGACGGTGCGCAATGAGGCACACCCGCTACCGCAAGCCGCCGCAGCGCCTGGGCGCGGGCGCGGCCGTGATGATCACGCTGGCTGTCTCGTTCGTCGTGTTCGCAGCCGTCACCCGCTGGGGGCTTGACCTCTACGGGCCCTGGCTGCTCGACATCGGGCACGAGATCAAGGCGTGGCTGCGCGATCCGAGGTGGGGCTCGTGAGCGCGCCACAGGAGGCCAAGGTCGTTGGCTGGTACGACCCGCAGCTGGTCGCGCTGGACAACGCCCACCGATACCACCGCCTCGAGGTCGAGCTCGCAGCCGTCAAGGCCGAGCGCCGGGCGTGGCGCAACCGCGCAGAGCAGGCCGAGCGCATGCTGCAGATCCACGGGATCGCATACGCGCCGCCGGCCTGCGCTGTCGATGAGACAGGAGGCCGAGCATGAGGCTCGCAACCGCCGTATGGGAAACCGCTGCGCCGCACCTGGCGGAGCGCGATGCACAGGGCTCGCTGGGCCAGATGGTCGCCCTCGCCGCACAGCGGTGCGACACGCTCGGCGAGGTGTCATACGTCGAGGGCCACAAGGAAAGGTGGCACCAGGCGACGCCGGCAGAGCTGGTGACGGACGTGCGCGAGGAGATCGCTGACGCCGCCGCCTACTGCTCTGCCCTGTTCCTCAAGACCGGCGATCCACGCTGGTCTGAGGCGCTGCCGCTCCTCTCGCAGGTGTGGTCCCTGACTCAGGGGCCCGCCGGCGAGCAAGGGGGCAGCCATGCGTGAGGAGTTCGAGCGCACAAGCCAGCCGGCACAGGTACATGGGGTGTGTCCGGCTCCCTTCCCGCGCGCCAGGAGCCGCGGCGGCTATCGACTCCGCTCCTGTGCCGTGTTCGCGGCAGCAGCTGCCGTGTGCTCCTTTCCGGCAGCTGCTGCCCACGGCAAGCCATGCCAGGCCCATGAGGGCACGGCCAAGAAGGCGTGTGTGGCGCAGCTCAAGCGCGACGCCATGCCCTACCCGCCCAAGCCTCGATGGTCTGAGGCGATGAAGCGCCTGAGCCCATGGGAGCGGGCAACCCTGCTTCGCATCGGGCGCTGCGAGATGGGCGAGCAGACCAACGACGTGAAGGCGTGGGGCAAGCACGGGCCCGCATCCGGCCCGTGGGCCCGGCTGCGCTGGGGGCTTGACCTCCCGCGCTACTCCACGGCGTTCGGCATCTGGAACGGCAACGGCCACTACATCCGCCAGGAGACAGGTGGCTACTCGTTCCCGGGCGCGACGCCGGCCGAGGAGGTGCTCGGTGCCATGGCGCTTGCCCGCGGCCCGGCGCGCGGGTTCTCGGGCTGGGGGTGCTTCTGATGGCGCTCCTCGATGTGGTGGGCATGAGCGATGACGAGCGCGATCAGCGCCGCGAGCTCGATGAGGCGTGCTTCCGCTCGGTGCGCGCCTACTGCGCGGACGGCATGCCGCGCACCAAGGCGCTAACCCGGGCGGCTTCCTCGCTCAACATCAAGCGCGAGGACGTGGTGGCCGGCTATTGGCGGCACGTGCGGAGGGAGGGCCTGAGTGCCTGACTACTACTCCGACACCCGCGGCCTCATGCAGCAGATCGAGCGCGAGCTCGAGCTGCGCGAGTGGACCGTCACCGACATGGCGCACGCCGTGGGGCAGAGGTTCAACATCAAGCCCGACAGCGTGGGCCGCATCTGGCGCAGGGCCGAGGTCAGCGGCCAGATGACCGAGTGGTGGGCGGACAGGTTCATCACCGCGCTCGAGCTGTGGTCGGTCTACGAGATCGATAGGCGACTGCAGCCGGGACTCGATGCCTGGTGCCCGCTGTGCAGGTGCGTTGAGGCAACGACCTCAGACGGCAGCTGCGTGTGGTGCGGCACGCAGACGGGAGGCAACACCGTCTACGAGCTGCGCTCCCAGCGCGCCCACGCGGGCGTGCCGTACCTGGTCGATGATGACGTGCTGCTCGAGGCCCGCCGGCTGTACCTCACGGGCATGTCGTTCCGCCGCGTTGCAGCAGAGCTGCATAGCCGCACGGCGTACCGCACCGACAAGGTGTTCGCCAACGCCCTGCACCAATGCTTCGCCTACCGCGGCTGGAAGGCGCGTGACCGCGTTGCGGCAACCGTTGCCGCCTCATGGCGTCATGGCCTTCACGGCGATCCCGCCCACAGGGCGCGGCTTCGCAGAAAGACCGGCGAGATCCGCGGCGTCATGTGCCAGGGCGTGCGTGCGCAGTACCCGCGCAAGGGCGAGCCCTGCGGTCGAGCTGCGCTCGCCGGCCGTGACTACTGCATGGCCCACGATCCCGAGCTCGAGGAGTGGCGTCACGCCACGCTGGCCCGGGCCCGGCGCGTGGCCCAGCAGGGCAAGGAGAGCGCGGCATGAGGGACGTGCGCCGTTGCGTGGTGTGCGAGGAGATCCTTACGCACAACCGCGCCAATCAGACAACATGCGGTGCGGACTACTGCAAGCGGGAGAACAGGCGCAGCGTCGCCGCCGCCGCCGCGCGCCGCAGGTACAACGAGACGCGATACCCGCCCGGCTACTACCTGCCCGACCGCAGGGCCCAGCGCGAGGCCCGTGAGGCCATGCAGCAGGCGATCAGCCGCGGGCTGCCCATGGCGCTCGCAGCTGAGGAGGCCGCGGTCGCCACCGGCAACACCGTTGCCCAGGTGCTCTCGATGTGGAGGGCGGCTGCGTGAGCGACCGCCTCGCAGAGATACGCGCACGGCTGGATGCGTGGCGCGAGGACGCTGACGCAACCGAAGCAGATATTTACGCCTACGTATCGGCGAATGACATCGCGTGGCTGCTGGACGAAGTGGGCAGGCTGCGCGGTTGCACTTGGTGTTGTGGAGAGCCTGTGGACACCACGCACACGCCGGAGTTCCCAGATGCCTGACCGCCTCGCAGAGATACGCGCGCGGCTTGTTGAGCCAGAGTTCAATAACAGGAACCGTCGTGACTGAGCGCGAGTTCCAGGCGGATGTGGTCAAGACCGCGCGCAGCTGCGGCTGGATCACGTACCACACGCACGACAGCCGGCGCTCAGACAAGGGCTTCCCTGACCTGGTGATGGTGCGCGAGCGTGTGGTGTTCGCCGAGCTCAAGACCGACCGTGGCAGCGCGAGCGCCGAGCAGCAGGAGTGGCTTCGCAGGCTCAAGCGCGCCGGCGCAGAGGTCTACCTCTGGCGACCATCAGACCTGCCGGACATCACGGCCACCCTCACGAGGGGATGGCCGTGACCTCACCGCTCGATGTGGCCCTCACGGTTGAATTGCCAGACCTTTTCGGCAGCCGTGTTCTCGGCGTAGCTCTTGCTCTTGGCGGCACGCTCGAGCACGACCTCGCCGGTGGGGTCATGCGTGATCGTCCATGCGTAGCGCCCATCGGCGTCTGCCTCGTAGACGGTCGCCGTGTAGTCGCCGTCTGTGTATCGCATGGTCGTTGGCCTGTCGCTCATCAGCTCAGTCTCCCTTGGCGTCGTTCACGATCTGCTGCACGCGAGAGTGCGAGATCCCTGCGTGCTTGGCGATCTCCCGGTACGACATGCCGGCCCGGTGCGCTGACACGATCGCCTCGCGCCAGGCGCGGTCTGAGTCCCGTCGCAGGCGGGCTGCACGCTGCAGCGCCCGTATGTGGTCGTCGTGGGTCATGGGCTGCCGCGAATGTACGCGGCCGGCTGGTGCATGGCCTACTCACGACGTGCCCTCTCAACGCCGTTGATGAAGGACATGGCCGTGCTCAGGCCCATGCGGTCGATGATCGCGTCGCGCGCCTGGGCACGCATGTCACGCAGCTCGGTGCCGCCCGTCCCGTCGCAGTCGTTGATCTGCTGGGTGAGAGCGATGTAGTGCGCCAGCAGGTCGGCATGGCACAGGTCGTGGATGGTGGTCGCCGGCTGCAGCTCGTCGGCGGAGGTCATGGGTTAGTCCCTGCTGTTGGTCGTGTGTATAGGTATCTATACGCCCGCAGCGGGCAGGAGCGCAAGTGATGAGGCGCATCGAGGGACTGTGGCGCTGCCTGTGGTGCGGCTGGCTCAACCTCGAGGACGCCGCCTGCACACGCTGCGGTGAGTACCGCCTGCGCAAGATCGCCGAGGCCAAGGAGCCCGCTGATGCCGGCGAGGAGTGAGCGCACCCGCACACGCTCGACCGCCTTCCAGCGGTGGCACCGCGAGGAGCTCCCGGGATGGTGGGAGGCCGTGGACTTCGACCTCGTGCTGCGCTGTCGCCTCTGCCACGGGCCGCTCGCCCTGGTCGAGGACACAACAAGCCTCGGCAAGCGCGACGAGCACATGCGCACGCAGATCGCCGCTGCGCGCCGGCTGCGCGTGCCGTTCGTCGTCGTGGTCTACGAGGCCGACACAGACGACCGCCTCATCACCTTCCGCTGGCGCATGGCGTGGCCGAGCCAGAGCCATTGGCGCTCGGCTGAGGATTGGCGGCGCTGGGAGCTGCTGCTGAGGGACAACCACAGCTGCGAGCAGGCGGCAGCCTGATGGACCGGGTGACCCTCTGTCTGCTGCTGGTCATGGTGTTCACGCTGTTCCTGGTGTGGCGGTGAGGCGCGTGTGCAAGGGCTGGCGACCGGAGGGCACCGCCACCTGGCAGGCAGCCAACCCGCTCGGCAAGTGGATGCGCCGGCCGGGAGCCCAATGCCAGATCTGCTGGGGCCAGGGCTACGTGCTCGAGCTCTCGCACTTCGGCGTGCTGATGCCCGTGATGTGTTGGTCATGCGACCGTCGTGCCAAGGGAAACACATGAGGCGAAAGCGGCACGAATGGCGTCTGCGCCACCGGCATTCGCTGTGGGAACACGTCCCCACGGGCGTCTGTTTCAGCGTTCAACAGATCGAAAAACACGGCTGGCACAAGGCCGTTTTCGTGGTCGAAATGACGCGCGATTGGCGCGCGTTTCTGGACGCACTTCCGACCACCACGCTCGAGCGCGAACGCGACGAGCTGCTGGTCCAGGCACTCAACGAGAAGAACGAACACCGCCTCCGCCGGCTCACGCTGCGATGGACTCTGTGGCACCAGGAGGCGACCGACACCAAGGGAGGAAGTGGCCGTGGCTGATTGGGCCAAGATCGACGTGGGATTCCTCAGGCACCCGCAGGTCGTGGGGCTGAAACCCGCAGAGCAGCTGGGTTATCTGGCGATGATCCTGTGGTCGCAGGAGTACGAGACAGACGGCGTGGTGCCCGATGCCGCCATGCGCGTGATCGCCGTGACCGACCGTGAGGCCAAGGCGATGCAGGCCGCAGGGCTCGTCAGCCGCGCCGGCCACACCTGGGTGATCGATGGTTTCACGCGCAAGCAGCGCAGCGCCGCCGAGCTCGAGCGCGAGCGTGAGCGGGCTCGTGAACGCCGGACGCGCGGGCGGTCCGTCGCATGACGTTCGCCCGACGTTCGCCCGACGTTCTGCCGAACGTCGCCAGACAGTTGGTGACAGAGGTAGAGGTAGAGGGAGAGGTAGAGGTAAACCCCAGGCTGCTGCTACTCGGTAGGTATCGCGCACGCCCGCGTATCCGCCGGCGCAGTCATGCTGCAGCAGCAGTCGGGAGTCGTCATGGATGAGGCGACACGCGAGCTCAGGGATCGCACGATTGAGGCGCTGGTCGAGGAGCAGATCCAACGGCGCATCGATGCGGGCGAGGTATTCGGGAGGCCCGAGAGCGTGCGGCAGCTGGTGCGCAACGACATCTGCGAGCAGGCCCGTCAGTACCCGGGCTGGCTTCGCAAGCAGGCTGAGCGGCTGGGACTCGCAGGCGCACGGTCGCAGCCGGCGGCTGACTACGTGTGTGAGCTCTGCCATCAGGGAATGAGCGGCACCCCACACGCCACCAGGCACGGCAAGCCCTACTGCTCAGACCGCTGCGCCTCCACGCAGACCATGAGCCTGCATGAGTGGCTTGCGGACGCACCTGAGGAACACCGCGCCCTGTGGTCACGGCTCAAGGGATCGACGATCGCAGCAGCAGTCGAGGAGGAGTTCTAGGTGCCCCACGGCGTCATCTGCCTGGACTGCCAGCGGATCGTGCCCGACGCGCACATGGGCCGCTGCCCTGACTGCCAGGCCGCGTGGCGTGCCCGGGCTCCCAAGCACAAGACCCGCAAGCCCAGCCGTCCGCGTCAGCTGACGCCGGCGCGCATGACCAACCACAGCATCTACCGCACCGCAAAGTGGCGCGAGGTTCGCAAGACCCGCATAGCCATGGACGGCGGCGCATGTCGAGTGTGTGGAGGCACCGACAATCTCACGGTGCATCACATCGTTCCGATCACGCGTGATGAGTCGTTGGCCTACGCGCTGGACAACCTCGCAACCGTCTGCCGCAAGTGTCACGGCCGGCTCGATGGCGGGCGCGCACACGCGCGCAGCAGGAGGAGGTAGAGCTCTGCGATCATCATGTGATCTCACTTCTCTCTCAATGTCGTCGCTCCCGTCAATGGGGGGGGACGCATTGGGAGAGACACGCAC